AATCTCTGCAATTTTACAAACAATATCATGACATTCAATACTCGTTAGTTTGCGTCCAGCAGCATTTTTAAAAGTGGAAACAGTGAAATGGAACAAAGCAACAAGAGGATCAGCTCCAGACGATCTCCCTCCAAAAGTTTTGAGTCTTTCACCTTTGCCACGTAGTTTAGAAATATCCCAACTAGGAACTTGACCCGAATACAAAAGACTAACCAACTCTCGGAAAGCTTTAGCCCAACCGATTTTACTGTCGCTAACATGGATTGTAGTATCTGTTTCATGGAATTCCTCTGCTACCTCTGGTAACTTATTAACTGATTGACGTTCTACTGAGAAGCCTACTCCTGTACCGCACATAAGAACGTAGAGTATCTCATCAAAGACCCTGATATGATCTACAGCAACATACGAACAGTTGAATCCTGCCATGTTATCACGATCTAATGCTTCACCTGCGGTCATTAAGCAGCGCATAGATGGCATTACTTCTAGGTTGTAGATAGCATCATAGATAAGATCAGACGTAGCAAGGTCAATCTGTCCACGATCATACCAAAAATCTACATAGCGTTGAACTGTTTCCGCCCACGTCTCACGACGGTTGTCCTCTTCACGCCATCGTGCATAACGTGACTTGTGTATGTACTGCTGATATGAATCCATCATCGGTTATCCCCTGAGCCTCTTAACGTACCTTCCACTTTTCTGTTGTTTAATTTGATAATGTTATTGAAAGCTACGTCACTTAAGTTCAGACCTAACCTGTCAGACAACAACGCAACATACCAAAGTACGTCGCCTAGTTCAGCATCGAGGGCTTCTCGGAAATCATATGGCTCACCGTCTCGTATTTTTTTCTTAATTTTCCCAGCTACCTCTCCTGCTTCCGATACGAGTCCTAAGGCTAGATACTCTAGGGCTTGGTCTTCGGGGAAGATAGCTGTTTCGTTTGCCTTAGCTTGGTAATAATCAAAGGCTTCGTACATTCCTGCAATATATTCGTAAGTAGCTGTCACCAGTTCACTCCTTTAGTCTCTTTCATTAGTTCAATCATTTTGTTTAAGTACCACTGTGCTTTCTCTGCATCTTGGATAGGGTTCCCCTTTGTCCATAATCGAGAGCCAGTGTACTTAATTAAATTACCATGGCAGTATGAGATAGCTTCATAAGCACCTAACACATCGACAATGTAGTCGATGGTTTCAATCTCACCTGCGTTGTAGTGTGCAGGTTTGTTTACTGGGTCAGCGTGTACACTGGGTTTGTTTCCTGTTTCAGCGTGTACACTTTTATATCCTTGCGTTTCTTGTGCTGCTTCTGCCTGAGCACAACGAATGGCTTCAACTTTTTCTTGCGTTGCTTCTAAGTTTTTTACACGCCAACCGTAACATGCGTCCCATGCTGCTGCTGATGCATCATTTATGCCGCCCATAATTTTACTTCCTTTGTTTCAAAGTTATATTCACCATCACGTAGTATACGTGCTAGTCTTGCATTTTCTAGTGCAACTGTCTCACTCAAACCTTGAGATGCAAAAGCATCGACAACAGTTTTCCATGTTGAACCTTTCTTATTTAATAAACCTTCGGCTTTCTTTGCGCCTACTGTTGGACAGCCTTTGTAGTTATCTGTGGAGTCGCCTACTAAGGTTTGATAAAAGAAATTGTAATCAGCCTCGTCTGCGCTCACTTCCTGAACCGTACCATCAATCAAGTGGAAGGCAGGGATAGTGAGTAAGTCTTTATCGAGTGACCAGATAACAGTATCAAAACTTCTACTACCGAGGATTCCTAGTAAGTCATCAGCTTCTATACCCTCTTCTAAACATCCGTTGTAATTTTCATGTAGATAATCTTTAGCAAACCCTAACAACATAGGCTTACGTTTAACTGTTCGGTTCTCTTTGTAATAAGGGGCTATGTCTTTTCTGTAGTTTTTAGAACCTGTTAAACAAGTGACTACGTTAGCACAACCAGAGCTTTGAATTAGCTGTTCCATAAACTCTTTGATAGAGCCTATGACATCTTGCTCAGTAGCATGGAGTGTCCAACAACCATCACCCCAATCAACAGGAGTCTCGGCAGTGGTTGCTGCCTTGTAAGCTACAATATCTCCGTCAACTAATAATGTTCTAGGATTGTTCATTATCTCTTTCCTCCTGAAGTCTTACAAACTTTTCAAACTCTTCAGCATCCATTTGGATAGGTACGCTCTTAGCTTTACTGAGTATTTTATATTCTAAGTAAGCACCTAGTACCCACTTGAATGTGAATGCAAAGGTTACACTTGCTAAGGATAACCCTAGCACTAAGTTAAATGTTTCTGGACTCATTCTTTATGCTCCCTAAGATTTAAGTTACGAGTTGTAGGGTCGAACAAGATGTACTGAACACCTAACTCTTTCTGCAACTTTGTTCTAGGATTAGGGTGAGAAGCTTTAGTACCTCGATAAGTTTTAACATCGAATAAGTAAACCTTACCATCCTTCATGCCTACCATATCTACAGCTCCCGTACAGCCAGCGTTAGGGAAAACTTCAAAGCCGTTATCCCACAACCATGTAACTGCATAGAACTCAGCTAAGTCACCTAACCTATTGCTAGTGAGTTTCCGCCCAACTTCTCCCGACTTGGTACTCGGAATCGAGGGGGCATTTAAACCCGTAGTGGGCTTGTACTCTTTTAATAGCTTGCCTTGTAATGTCACCGACCTTCTCCTCAAGTCCTTCTCGGACTACTATCTGAACCTCATCGTGTACAAAGGCTACGATAGATACATCGTCATTATCTAAGCCTTCCTCTACTAGCAAGTCTTTAATAGTTTTGTACCAACGTTTGCAGATGATAGCACCTGCTGATTGCAGTAAGGTGTTCAGTGCAGCGTGAGGACTACGGACAGGAATCAACCTTCCATCTAATCCTTTGAGAAATGCTGAACTACCTTGAGCTTCTACCTTAGCCTTTACTGCCTTGGTTAGTTTACTAAGTGCAGGTGTCTTCGCTAAGAAACGCTTCTTTATCTTACCACCTTCTGTCCCACCCTTACCTATGATCTGTCCGATCTTCTCATTCCCTGCACCGTACAGGAAACCGTAGATGAAAGTCTTAGCCTGAGATCGTGTCTCAAGACCTGCTGCTATTTGGTTGGCAGTGTGTATATCACCTTCTAGTATTTCTTTACCGTACTTACCATCGTCGTATCTATACATATAGTGTGCCAAGCATCGTAGCTCAAGTCCTGATGCGTCAGCACCGAGGAGTGAATAGCCGCTTGGCGCATGGAATAACTCTCTGCATTCCTTACCAAAGGCTGCTCCTGCGGAAGGTACTTGAGCAACATTAGGATCACTATGAGTACAGCGGGAAGTAACAGCACCCATGTGATTAACCCGCCCGTGGATACGACCAGCTTTTTCCAACTTAAGCCAAGCTTGTTTGCCATTACCTAACTGTCCTAGCCGTTTATTAAGCATTAAGTATTCAGTAAGAAGTTTAGCTTCGGGTAACTTAATACCTGCTAGAATTTTTTCATCAACTTTAGGGTCACCTGACGGTGTGAAGTCTTTGGGAACCCAGCCTCGCTTTTGTAAACGGTCTGCTATCTGCTTACGTGAAGCAGGGTTAAAAGGAATCACTTTAGTTTTAGTCTTGAGTTCTATGTAAGTAGGCTCTAACCTAGTAACTAAATCAAACTCTATCGTTGCCTTACGATCAGAGAGCTGAGAGTAAAGCTTACCTGCTTTCTCTACGTCAAAGGGAAAGCCAACAACCTGCTGCTGAAACAACAAACTAGCCATGTCCTGCTCTAGCTGCATAGGCTCTTCAGGGTAATCCTTAGACTCTATAAGCTCTAACAACTTACAGTTGACTGCAACGTCTTGAGCACAATACTCAAGCATCTCAGAACTGTAAGCATCCCAAGCGCTCTCTTGCTGTCCATAGTTGCCTTTAAGTAAACCCAGTCGTTGACCCCATGCCTTTAAAGAATGAGAGCCGAAGAGCTTAGGCTCAACCTTACGTGATATGAAGTCACGGTCTTTCAAATCAGCCCAGATAAGTCTAGTAGCTACTAAGGTGTCGAACACTTTAGCCTTAGGCTTCCAACCGTACAGCTTTTCTAAGACTGGTAAGTCGTAGGTAATGATGTTGTGTCCACCAATAACCTCGGCTTCGTCTAATTTAGCAAGAGCACGTAGTAGCCTGTAGGGGTCGTACCTCGTTACCTCACCTGTAACTGTGTCTTGTATAACAATACAGTGAACCTTAGTTACCTTGTCTAACAAGTTGTCTGTTTCTATATCAAATATGTACATAACATCCTCTCGATGGAGTGATTAAGTTTGTTAGAATAGCGTATCATCCTCTTGTTCAGTCATGCGTCCAGTGTCTCTGTCATAGGCTAGAGTACCTGCCACGCCAGTAACACCTGACCACCTGTTCTTAAGCACACGTAACGTAGTAACGTCAGAAGCTTCAGGGTCTTGTTGATTACGTTCAAGTCCTATAACAATGTCAGACAACTGCCCAATAGCTGCTGAACCCCTGAGTTGTGATAAGGAAGTAGTTACACCTTCTTCATGTCCTTTGTCACCTGAGGGTCTGCGTAAGTGTGAGATAACTAGCAACCCGATGTTTAGTTCTTCGGCTAGGCTACGTAGGTTAGTCATCAACGTGTCAATTGTTCTACGTTCGTCACCACCCTCCATGCCACTAACTACAATAGAGATGTGGTCGAGTATGATGTACTTACAACCACAACCACGAGCAAGGTAACGTATCTTGTTGAGTAAGTTATCCGACTCAGTAGAACCCCAGTGATCGTACATGAACACTCTACCAGTACCTAGTGTTGCGTCAAACGCTTCACGTAGTTCTGCCTTGGGTATGTCCTCAAGATGCACGAGCTTGTTAAGGTGTAACGACATCAGACCTTGACCAGTACGCTTACTAGATTCCTCTAGTGCTACGTAGCCAATGGTAGCGCCTTGGTTCAGGAATGAGTAAGCAAACTCACGAGCGAGTTGTGACTTGCCTAAGCCTGAACCTGCCGTAATGGTAACGATCTCGCCAATACGACAGCCACCTATTTTCTCATTTAGTTCAGCATAAGGGTAAGGTAAAGTCTCTACATTTTTTTCTGTCGATACCTCTTCCCATAAGTCAGCACCGTTGATGATACCGTCAGGTGTAAAAGTCTTAGCCGACCAGAACGCATCAACTAATTCTTTCTGTCTGCCCGCCTGTAGCATATCACTGGCATCCTTAAGAGGTAGCCTAGCAATCTTAGCTTTACGAGGTGAGAGCAGTGTGGCGCATTCTAGCGCAGCTTTCTGTCCTGCATCGTCAGAGTCAAACATAAAT